GGCGGTATTGAGTTGATCGAAATTCCTGAACTTCAGGATGTACCGGTCATGTTTCCTTGCGCCGGCGGCTTCACTATCACTCACCCGATCAAGCCAAGTGACGAATGTTTTGTGAGCTTTTCATCCCGCAATATTGATTTGTGGTGGCAGTCCGGCGGAATACAGAATCCATTTGACACCCGGCGGCACGACTTATCTGACGGATTTGCCTTTTTCAGGCCACAATCCCAAGCGAAAAAAATTCAAGATATCTCTACTGAAAATTTAGAGATCCGTACTGATGATAACACTGCCAAAATTCAAATTACCCCAGGCGGGGAAATCCACTTCATTGGCACAAAGTCTGTTTTTCATCACCCGGTTGAAATGCAAAGTACGCTGCAAGTTGATAGCGCTGCAACAATGCAAAGTGGCATGACGGTGGTAGGAAAATCCAATATGTCTGGCGGGGCCAAGATTGGAGGTATTGAGTTTGGCACCCATAATCATGGCGGCATTCAGCGCGGCGGGTCTAATACTGATGGGCCAAAGTAACACTAATTGAAATGAGGGGCGCGAAAGCGTCTTTTTTTATGCGCTATAGAAAATTGGATAAAGACGGTGACTATGTTTTCGGCTTCAGTCGAAATGACTTTTTGGTCAATTCGCCAGAAGTGGTGGCACAGGCAATTATGACGCGCCTGCAGCTCTGGATGGGTGAGTGGTTTGCGGATACATCTGACGGTACGGGGTGGAGTCAGTCAATTGTAGGAAAGCAGTCCAAGAATCTGCATGAGTTGACGCTCCGACAGCGGGTTTTAGAGACGCCTGGCGTTTTAAATATTGAAGACTTTAAAAGTGTGCTGGAGCCGAACACACGGCATTTAACAGTATCAATGACTGTGAATACGGTATTTGGTGAAGCTTATATTAACAAGGGGCTAACAGCATGACAGTAACTTCCGTAGCGCCGGTGATAACGGATGCCGGCATAATGGCTCCTACATATTATGAAATTGTTGAATACCTCAAAGAGAAGTACAAAAGCATTTATGGCGAAGATGCGTATCTAGAAAGCGACAGCCAGGATGGGCAACTTATCGGCGTCTTGGCCTTGGCCATATCTGATTGCAATGCTGTATGTATTAATGTTTACAACTCATTCAGCCCCAAAACCGCACGCAAAGATGCATTGGCTCGCAATGTGGCGATCAACGGAATTAAGCCGCTGCTTGCGACATATTCAACAGTTGACTTATTGATTACCGGCAAGGCTGGCACGCTGATTGGATCCGGTGCCGCTGGAGACAGTAATGGCAATAAATGGATTCTTCCGAAAAATATTACGATTCCGCAATCTGGATCATTAACAGCTACGGCAAGGGCGGAAGACGCAGGCGCCGTATTTGCTCCAGCCGGCTCAATTCAAAGCATCCTAACCCCTACGCGCGGCTGGATTGGTGTGGAAAACTCAACCTCTTCATCCATCGGTCAGGATGCTGAATCAGATATGAAGCTGCGGCAGCGCCAGGCTTTATCAGTGTCCATCCAAAGCCAGTCCATGAGTGATGGTTTGCGAGGCGCAATCCTGGCTTTGCCTGACGTTACTCGCTGCAAAACAATCAATAACAGGTCCATGGGAAATGACAGCAACGGCATTCCCGCGAAGTCGTTATGTGTGATTGTTTATGGCGGTGATTCCCAGGCGATTGCAAAGTTGATTCAGGTCAAACAGTCAATGGGATGCGATCTTTACGGCAACACCAGCGTCATAGTTTTGAACGCATACAATGAGCCGGAACAGATTAATTTTTACCGCGCCGATGTCACGAATATTAGTTTTAAATTGGGTATCACGACTTATGATACATACAGCGCTGATACCAAAACTTTAATCAGCCAAACACTTGCGGACTATGTGAACCAGTTGGATATCGGGGATAAGATTACCCAGAATAAACTCTATGGCTGTGCCAACTTGAACGGATCTGAGCTAAGCCAAACATATGAAGTTGATTCAATTTTGATTGAGGCGGATGGCCAATTTTACTCAACTGATTATATTTTGAAGTTTGGCAGTGTTGCTTTCTGCGATCCATCAACCATCAGCATCGAGGTGACAAGTGGGTGATGATAAGAGTGTAGACCATTATACAAGCCTGATTACAAGCCAGCATCGAGATAAAGAAAAGTTCATAAATACAGTTAAAGCAGTCACTCAGCCAGTAGTCGACTGCTTTATTTTTTTGAATCATTTGCATGAAAAATACGATGTTAAGACTGCTAATGATCCGTATTTAGAGACGTTGGCTAGATGGACTGGTACGCCATTAATTATCCCTGGTGCTGAGCAGCTTGAATACTTTGGCTTTATTGATCAAGAGAACTCCCTAACGTTCGGTGAAACCGATGACCCAGCTGTTGGTGGTTTCTTTCGAGAATCTGGGCAATCCGGCGTTGGCGGCTTGGTGCCAAAAGGGGAGTTTCTACGAAATTTGATTCAAGCCAAGATCTTAAAAAATAAATCGACAGGCAACATCAACGAAACGAAAGACATCATAAAACTGCTGCTTGGGCATGATCAGTTTACAGTCAAAAACAATCGGAACATGACGGTGACATTTAAGTGCAATACCGCATTTAATCGCACCCACAGGATTCTTGTCGAGATGTTTTTTCCTTTGCCTGATGGTGTCCAGCTGATATTTGAGGAATAAAGATGATTATTGAAAAACTTAAAGAATTTGCTAAAAATGGGCAGAAAAACACAGATGAATTGGATCTGGAGGCGGGCTTTGCTGTAAACAAAAAACCTGCACGGCAATGGTTTAACTGGCTGTTCAACGCATTGACTTTAAAAATCAATGAAATCATTGATGCTGACTACATTCAGCATGATGAAATCGCCGACAACCTCACAACCAATGATGCCAAGAAGCCATTGTCCGCGAAACAGGGTAAGGGTTTGCAGGATAATAAAATTAATATCGGCAAAGCATTTAATGATGCTTATGCCAGAACTCTCGATTTTTATCTTGATAGAGATTTAGCAGGTGATCATAACTTTACTAGTTGTGCAGACTTTCCGGTTGGTACACGCATTCTTCTAGCACGTAATCTGAATTTTGCCGATCACCCGAATATTGATGATTATGTCTATATAGAGACAAAAAAAACATTTGAAAGGCCATCAAACGAAAAGCCATCAAAAATTCAAATTGCGTACGGCTATACAACTGGGCGAATGGCTACACGCGTTTTTTTCACTGGTGTATACGGACCGTGGAATTTTTTAGCTTTTGAAAATTCAAACATCACAGGCAATGCAGCGACGGCATCCAAACTTGCCAATCAGCGAACAGTTAGTTTCTCTGGCGCGGCTACAGGCTCATTTCCTTATGATGGCTCAGCCAATAGCTCAGCTGTATTAACTTTGGCTAACTCTGGGGTGGATGCATCAACATACGGCTCAAATCTTAAAATTCCAGTGATCACTGTAAATGCCAAAGGCTTAATTACAGGTGTTTCAGAGAGAGAAGTTACCAAAGCAAGTCTGAGTTTGGATAAATTCAGTCAGAACCCAGGCAACAATACAGCGATAGGCGCACCCATTGTCGATGCTGCAATCATCATTACAGATTATGGATGGGGGATTTTTAACAACAATGTTTTAGGATTTGATCCAGCCCTGCCATTAGCATCTGGCGGAACAGGCCGTACCGATGGTAAAGCTCACGCTTTGGTGAACCCTAGAAAAATTTTTGGTCAGACTTTTGATGGTTCAAGTGATGCTGAGGGAACGGTAACTGCCTCAACTGGGTTGCTGCAGTCGGATAAGTTTCATTATATTGATTTAGGCCGCCAGACCATTGATAGAATGAATTTCTACAACTATGGCGCTACTTTCAACTTTATTGACTCACAAGATGGGAATGTAGTTGCGCGAATTACTCAAAATGGAATTGACTGTAATGCTGCAACAGCTTCAAAACTGAAAACGGCCAGGAATATTAAGCTGACCGGAGCTGTTTCAGGAAATGCTGATTTTGACGGATCTGGAAATATCCAAATTAATGCAACCCTGCAAGAAGGTATTGGTATTGGACAGACATGGAAAAATGTTCTATCTCAAAGAGTAATCAATACCGAGTACACAAATACAACCCCGAAACCAATCATGATTTGCATATGGCAGTCGACTGATAGCAACCCAAGCTTAATTGTGGATGGGGTAATAGTGGCATCTATTGATGGCTCACCAGGTTCGGTTGGGGTAGCTGCATCTGCAATTGTTCCGCCGGCAAGCAAATACAAAGTAACAGCAGCTGTTCAAGGTTGGGTGGAGTTATCATAATGCAAAAATATATAAATCAAGTAACGTCGAATGTCCGATATTTTGAAGATGGTATAAAAGTTGAGGATTGGATTGATTTAAATGAATACCGATTGATGACAGATGTGGAGATACTAAAGCACGAAACCCCAAAATATAGTCAATTTCACACCATATGGAGTGGAACTGAGTGGACGGATTCACGTACAGAAGAGGAAAAATTCAATGCTCATCTTGCGCAATTTAAGCCCTTAACTCGCCGTCAGTTCAAGCTTGCTTTGCTTGAAGTTGGCCTGCTTGATCAGATCGAATCTGAAATCAGC